TTAAGACGGAGGTGATGCTCAGACGCATTTAAATATTTCTCTTTCCCTCTCTTCTATTCTCTTACGTGAGTTTGCTCACGCCTTGGCAGTTTGCTGCTAAGGAAGAGAGAGTTGGAAATGGGTGAGGAAGTATGATCTGCGTCGCAGTGTCACTATCTAACCATTCGTTACGAATAACATAACAAATAGTTTTAACTTTTGTATATATGAGCGTTCGTCATACAAGAAGTTCTATAATTCAATTCTCCTAATTAAAGAAGGGTATGATTGTAGATTTTAGGAATTCGTTGCTAATCGCTTATGTTTTATCGAAAGGAGGGCTAACCATTAATTAATTAATGTGCTAATCGCCAATCGCTTTACCATAAGAGGGCTACACGAATTCGTTTATCTTCTTGGAATGTATTACATTAACTAAGCTTTGTATATATACTTATATGAAGACAGTTTAACTGCGACTCCCCATTCTTAAAGTGGCCGGAAAGCTTTAATTCACTAGACTATCCATATAGAAGATTTCTCTCAAGACCAGAGTCCTGGAGATTACAGGTAACCAGGGCCTTTCAGCCCGTCCTTCCCTTTTGTTGTCTGCATTGAGTTCGCTCTCTGCCTCCGGTACCCTCTGATTACCAGGGAGCATTTTGGATAAGGAACATTATATTCCAAACCCCTATTCTCCGAAGAGTCAGTGGCCTCGGGAGACAGCGCGTGCTGCTCAACCGACAACGCTCGCACATTTTCATTACGCCCCGCGAAGAGAGAGTCGGACGTTTACCAATCTTCAAATCTGTCTTCTATACTTTTCTCGGTCCCCTTTTACCTTGTTTCTCACCACGTCAAAGACGGGTGGGCCACAGAGCAGAAGGAGATCGTGATAGTCGATGTACCTCTCCGAGTTTAGACGCATCTTTAACTGTCGAAGTTATCTGGAAGAGTTTGATTCATTTAAAGATCTTGGACTCATCAAGCGGGAAGTTAGCATGGCGAATAGCCATACTAGCATCCTTTAAACTTGTTAAGTCTTTGCTCAATAAAGGAATCGTTCTCTGCCAAATAAACTTCTGTATTCAATAAAGGCCATTGTATCAGTTACCAACTTTGTTGGCAGCTAATCAAAGACCGTCATCGAATCAGTCAAAGATGTCTTTCACTCTCTTCCGAGTCTGGAGGAAGTCATTAGAGTATCCCTTTGTTCTAAATTTATCGACACGTTCCTCAGTTTTGAGGGCCATGTCTTTAAACTTTTGAGCAAAAGGAAGAGCTAATGAAGGCCACATTTCTGTGGTCTGCACTAGCCATTCGGGTCTAATAATCGCCGATTTGATATTAAATCAAGTCGGAAGATTATGAGGCACGATACCCCAAGGACTAACTCTCCATATCAGAAGAGAAGAAAGTTTTCTAGGCAACTTATCAAAAGTTGCTGTTAGGCGACCGCGAACGCGATACCCGTAACCTCCGAAGGCTGCTATTGATCTTAGGCCCATTTGATACTTTTGTATAAAATTGGCACAAGATTCGAAGTCAACGATTGACGCCACTACCTCTTTAAAAGGTACTGGTGAACAATCGGTGGCTCCGACGTAGAATCGTTTCGCAAACTCTAGTACCCCTTTACGGGAGACTAAAGATTTGTGAATACCGATACCTACACCTAGCTCCTTCATCAGCTGCAAGTACGCGCCCGCTGTCAATCCTTCAGCAATGATGATATCATCACCTAGAACCGCATAATCTCAGAAGGTCCCTCATGGTTTTCCTGTTCGGAATGCCGCTCAATGAACGATGAAATGGTGAGTAAGGGCGAGCATCCCTCAACTTGAGAGTGCCCCCATAGGTTGCCCAACAGCATAGCGCACATGGCTGGGAAGATCACCCGCCACCACCCCTTTAGGGGGGCGTGGAATGTGATAATCACGGCCGACCAAGACATCTGCTCAAGCATTACCAAATGGACATCCAAAAAGGAAGTTCAAAAGGTGTATTTGAGTAAATATCGGAAGTCTATCAGTAGCAGCGGAAAGATCGTAACATCAAAACTTGGTTTTACCAAGTCCGATGAGGCGATCTACCGGTGCAAACTGATCATGTGTACCATCTGTCGGCAACTTACGTAGAGTATCAAACAAGAATTGATGTACTGGCCACAATAATCATTGTGTTCAGCAATCAACCATTGCAAATACTCTGACCTTACCCGCAGCTTCAGACTTAAATCCCAGTTTACCAATTGGCATAACCGGGAGTGAAGCCTTAGCTGCTAGAATTTCTGTAAGTACTCTTTGGAACTGACTCTTTCCTGCTGGACCATCCCCCGCAAAGGGTTTGGTTAGCTCGGAAGGAATCATTTCCGAAAGTAACTTAAAGGATTCTCATACATTTGATCCTTTCAGTGAGTAGGCAGCCGTTAGGATACCCATCGGTGAACTACTTACTTTCCGGTCTTTACCTTTAAGAACTGGAGTAGACTTGCTCAGCGGGAAGAACTTTATCTCAGGTAGATGGGGCTTTGCAGCCCCCTCTACTTTGAATTGTAGAACGGCAGAACAGAACACGCGTACCGCGTCCAACATCTCATAGACTATGATTTTGTTGAACACGACACCAGGATCTGTTATTGTGTTTAATTTTATCTTCCCTGGAAAATCAAGAACTCTATAAATAGAGAATCATGATAACCAGAGTCGTAAAATAAACACATCGCCTTCTCTAATTCTACGACGGTGCTCTCTCGGAATTATCCGAGGGAGTCCATCGCTTGATAAAGCTATACCAGGACCTAAATCCTGGGATACTGCTTGCTTTCCTCCTTTAGCCTGCATAGTCAAGATGTATAGGGATTTTGTTCTAAGAACTAATCCTTTCACACCCTGCAATTTGTAGATACTATAGAAGTGCCGCAAACAGACAACTGCTGAACGAGCCACTGCAGGTGTCATACCTCCACGGAGACTGAAACTAATCTTTAACAATCAGTTCAGCCACCCACGCCCCGCTTTTACACGGAGCAATCCATTAAGCATTTTAAGTACTGACTGAACATCACTACGGGAAGAAGCAATAATTTTATTATTTCTTTTCATAGTGAATATCATATATCAGGGTTTAACTATGTGTTGGGTATTCAAATTTCATTTTCCATAATCGTACGGATTAGGGTGTGTAATAACATCGGTATTCCAGAGTCGCATATAGCGTCCAGAGTTTCCCTTTGATCATACACAACCGACACCGTATATCCCTACAGAATTTTACTTTCTAAAATCCTTCACATAGAGTTCGGGGACTCGCGGAGCCTAACCGCTTCGGAATACTGTTTCCCAGTTCACTATTTCTCAATAGGTTGGTACAGCTTCATAAGAAAGTTTCCAATATTGCTATTGAGCATTCTTATTGCATTCCTCGCCTCCCTTTACCATCGTTTTAAAGGTATAAAACGACAACTTAAAAGCCTAAACTTCGGTTTCCCTTGCGGGACCGCAGGATGCCCTTACAGGCAGCCAGTTAAGGCTTTGAGGAAGTTTAACCTTATTGTCAGACCCAATTCACCTTCGTTCATCTATTTTACTAGAATCCCTAGGGTTACCAAGGCCCGCCAACCGGTTAGAACACCTCCTGTTCACGAAGTTGGAGCAAAGTGATGCTCGCAAACAGTAAGTTTGCACTTGGGAAGACGCACAATCAGTCGAATCATGAGATTCGTACTGGATTGCCGCCCCTTGGGTGGCTTTCCAAGGAAAGGGCGTGTAAACGCC